GGCAGCGTCAGATTTGTATAAGGGACAGGATGAAGTACATGCGTCGGGACCCTCAGACCCGCATCATTGAGTCGCTGACGTATTGTGGTCAGGGGATGCCGATCAGGTTGGACATTCCTTTCTCTGAGGCCAACCGTTATAACTACATTTATGCTGAGAATAACACGTTCGGCGGGGCCCGGCATCGGTTCTTCTATTTCATCACCGACGTCGTCTACGTTGCTCCTAACACCGTCGAAATCAGGGTGCAGCTCGACGTGTGGCAGACGTATTTCAAGGACATCCACGTCAACCGCTGCTACGTCGAACGCGGCCACATCGGCATTGCCGCCGAAAATCAGTGGGATGACTATGGGCGCAAGTACCTCACCTGCCCTGAGGGCCTCGACATGGGGCCCGAGTATGTGATCGGCAAAACCTGGTACGAGACTGTCGCAGCCACCTGGTACGGGGACGGCTACGACAGTGGCGACTACGACGTGATCGTCGCCTCCACAATCGACTTGGAGCTTGAGTACGGGGACGTGAAAAATCCGAAGTTTCAGGCAGCATCCGGGTCCAAGGCAGAAGGTCTACCGAACGGGTGCTCCCTGTATGCAATGACAAACGGGGCTTTCGAGACGCTCGCCCAGTCGCTTGCTTTCGTCCCGTGGGTGGCGCAGGGGATCATCAGCATCATGGCGATCCCTAAGGGGGTCATCAATTTCGATGGCATGACGAGCGTCACAACTCCGAATACTAAGGGGCCCGAGGACGGCAAGGAGGGCGCGAACATTACGCGCCCGGGCGCCGAGATCTACCCACTCACGAAGGGCTTCGGTGAGGGCCACCTGGCCAACAACAAGACGATCAACCTGGCACCAGGTTTCAGGGATGAAGAGATCATCCCGGAGCGGTACCGGCACTTGTGGAAGTTCTGGACATCTCCGTACATGATGTACGAGCTGACAACGTTCTCGGGCACCCCTATCCTGGTGAAACCGGAGACAATCCAGAGCAAGAACCTGGACATTACTCAGTGGGCGCACATTGTGCCGCCTAGCCCCAGGATCATGTACACGGTCAATGGTCAGAACCAGGGCCTGTGGGTCGCTGACGGCCAGAACCACAACAGTGAGCATTTTGATGCGATGACGGGGATCACGAATTTCCCCACGTTTGCGCTCACAAACAACTCGTACCTGAATTACATGGCCAGCAACGCCCATTCTTTGGTGTACCAGCACGCAAGTGCTGAATGGTCCCAGCAGAAAGCTCTTCGCGGGGCAGCAACCTCGTTCAACCAGGCGGCCCTGTCCCGGCAGCAGGCGGCGGACACCACTGATTTGAACAACCAATTCGACTCGGCCAGAACCCAGTACAATGCTGACAACCAGCTACTGTCAAGCGGCGTACACACTGTGGCCGGCTCACTGGGGCAGGCCCTGTCGGGGAACATCGGCGGCGCGGCCGCGTCTGCGATCATGGGCGGTTTCGACATGGGTATGCAGTACGGGAGCACTCTCGAAAATCAGAGGATGATCAACGAGCAGCGTAGCGCTATTACTGGGCTGGGGAACCAGTATGCGGCGCGCATTGCGGACAGTAATCTTGCAATGGCAAAGTTCGCTGCTCAGGGTGATTACGCGAACGCGATCGCGGGCATTAACGCGAAAACGCAGGATGCGAAGCTGATTCAGCCGACGACGGTGGGTCAGCAGGGTGGCGATGCCTTCAATCTGGCGACCGACGACTGGAAGATCGTGTGTCGACAGAAGTGTATCGATTCGGGCGCTATGTTCAGGATCGGTGAGTTCTGGCTCAGGTATGGGTATGCGATGAATTGCGCTGTTCAGCCGCCACAGGATCTGGCGTGCATGACTAATTTTACGTATTGGAAAATGCAGGAAACCTACCTGGCGCCGTCTGATTGCCCCGAGGGATTTCGTCAGTCTATTCGTGGTATCCTAGAGAAAGGGGTGACGGTGTGGCGCGACCCGAATAAGATTGGGGTCACCGACTATGCCGACAATAAGCCGATCGCGGGGATAAGGATCTGAGAATGCCATCAACACGTAGCGACTATGTGAAAGAAAATATTTACGAGAATTTCGGGGTTCCGGCCACGAAGGTCAACTCGGCCAAAAACCGTGAGGCCGTGATCCAGTCTATGTACCGGAGACTCATTTCTGAGATGTGCATGAACAGATTCAACTGGCAGGGCATGCCGGACACGATCGACATGCGATACCTGGAAATGCTGCTCCTCACCGACGCTCTCGCAGTCTTCTACTATGACCAGGAGTATTCCCGGTACATGGCCCTAAAGGGGACGGGTTTGGGCACCCCGAATATGTATGACAATCCTGTCGAATACAATGTGTACGGTAACATGTTATATTCGAAGACTTTGAATTCGAAGGAATGCGTGCCCATCTGGGCAAATTACATGCGCATCCCGGACATGGACATTATTGACGTCTACTCGCAGCGCCTCGCCACGATCGCGCGCACGTTCGAGATCGATATGCTGCACGCACGGCACCCGTTTGTGATCGCCGTCAACAATAACGAATACAATACTTTTGCGAATGTCTACAAAGAGGTTGTTGACGGACAGCCGGTCATCTTCGGCACCGAAATGATGACACACGACGCTCTCGCCAACAAGATGGCCGCATTCAACACGGGCATCTCAGCGGAAACCCTGCGGTACGTCTCCGAGGCTCTGTCCCGCACCTGGAATGAGTGCATGACCATGCTCGGGATCATGAACGTGAATTCCGAGAAACGCGAGAGAATGGTCGTCGAAGAAGCGTCAGGTTCCTCAGGGCAGGTGCTTGCGATGCGAGCCGTGTCCCTGAACGCGCGCCGACAGGCCTGCGACCAGATCAACCGTCTGTTCGGGCTCCAGGTGTCTGTGGAGTGGAATTTGAATGATGATGCTGACGCCGGGGCGCCCCCAATGCTTGGAGGTATGGGCGGCGGACTCGGCTCGACTGATATGACGGAGATGAATCCTAATGGCTGACTTTACTATGGAGCTGCGCGAGGTGATCGCGCGGCAGGGTATCACCCGGATAGGTCTTTCGTCCTACCCGATTTTTGATGAGGCCTACCGAGAGTACCTCAATCAGAAAATCGTTGACCACTATTACTACAACGAAATCGGCCTCGAATCGGTCGACATGTGGATACGGCAGATGTCCACCAAAATGAACGAAATCATGCCGTACTACAACAAGCTCTATTTGTCTGAGATGGTGGAGATTGACCCTCTGTCCACCCAGGACACCCACTCCACTAGTGGACAGAGATCTTCCTCCTCGCAGGCCAACAAGGGGTCCCAGGAGGCTGACACGAAAAACACGACTGACTCCACCAACGACGGCACATCCCGCACCGTGCAGTCACAGATGCCCCAGGTGAGGCTCGCCGGCAACAAAGACTACGCGACCGCCGCCACCGACGTGGCCTCTAAGGGCGCTGGAACCAACAAGGTTTCTGGGTCTTCGAAATCAATATCAGAAAGTAGTGGCTCTAATCAGGCAGAATCCAGCCAGGAGGCCCATTCCTGGGGGTATACTGGTCACACAGCACAGCTGATCGCGGCGTGGCGGCAGACCTTCCTTAATATTGATTTGATGGTTATCAGTGAGCTCGCGGAGCTTTTCATGGGGATTAGGAGTAGTAATGACAGTATCACCGGATCCGAATACGTTGGCCCCTTCCGCATCTATTCCCGAATTTACTAGGAGACACAAGTTCGACGATGGCGATTACTCGCTCGTCCCACATGATTACGCCCTCACTAATACCGTCCCCTTCACGTACCGTGATGGCTTCACCTATCTCCAGGTGATCGAGGAGCTCCGCAGGTGGGTGAACGAAGGCCTACGCAACGCACTCAACACATCCCTGGAATCCCTCGCAGCCGACTACAACACGCGCATCAGCAAACTCCTGTCGGATATCCGTGACGAGGTCGGCCAGTACGAGGGCCTCCCGGACCAGATGAAGCGACGCCTCAATCAGGCCATCAACGAATACCGTGACGATTTCGATATTTTCCGTGAGATGATCCGTGAGGAAATCAGGCGGGAAATGCACCATGATCACGTGGAGGTCTTTAATTGGCTCACAGGTAACCGTGACACGCTCGACAATTTTCTGCGAGACGTTGACAATCGAGTTCTCGTCAACGGGCTGCTCGCCGCGGACTTCTCTCGCGCAGGTTTCACCTGTAAGGAGTGGGATGACATGCCGCTCACCATCAGTGAGATGCAGACGCAGGGCAAGATCTTCGTCGACGCCTACAGCCGGGAGTACATTCACTCTCCGATTTCGGGGCGCCGCATGCACGTCTCTCTCGCTCTGTCCGAGGTGTACGAGGCCCTCTCGACGGGTAACGAGCCTATCTCTACTATGCCGCTGTCTGCTATTGCTGCGGCCAGCATCAAGGACCTGCAAAAGCGGGTCTGCCGCTAAATAAAGGAGAAAACCATGCCGGCAACCAACCACACAAAGAATTTCTCGCTCCCCCAGTACATTGACTCTGATCATTTTAATATTGTAGGGGATTTCAATGGTGCCATGAGCAAGATTGATGAGACTCTCGGCGAATCCCTGGTCACCGCAAGGGCGGCCAGCAGGGACGCCACGAGCGCCCTCGCGTCAGCTAACGACGCTTCAGACAACACGGCGGCCGCTAAGGAGGCTGCGCAGAGTGCTCTCAGCGTGTCTGCGACTGCTAAAGGCGATGCCCAGAATGCGAAAATACAGGCGGGTGAGGCGAAGAAGCTTGCAGAGCAGGCGGTGAGCGCGTCGACGTCGGCGGCGTCCTCCGCTAATAACGCCATGAAGAATAGCAATTCTGCAATTGCGACCGCGAATAATGCTGCGCAGGCTGCTGATGCTGCGTCGGCCGCTTCCGCTAACGCCCAGAATACCGCAGCATCCCTGGCGGGCGGTATTGCTGAGGCGAAGGCAGCGGGTAACGCGGCCGCGAATATTAGGACGCGTTTCTACAAGTTTACGAATGGCGACACTGACCGTAAGCTCCGGTCCGCGAATGACTCGGAAACCAAGACGATCATTGAGGGCGCGCTCACTCTTGACGCCAACGATGTGATCAATGTCGTTGCAGACCTCCACCATGACACGCAGGGCAGTAACGCAATCCACTGGTTCCTTTTCGTCAAGAAGCCTTCCGGCACCACCACATGGTTCTCTAATTCCGGATCCCAGGGGCCGTGGGATGGCTCGTATGTGCACTCTCAGGTAGTCGGTATTTTCCGTGCTGACGAGGGCGCTGGCCAGTACACCGTGTCGGTGCGCTACAATGGCCCGACCGACCGTGACACGACCGTTTTCATGAGGAACTGCGCGATCTACGTGCACTGATACTGATGGCTTTCGACGATACCCACAAAAAATGCATGATCGCCACCCTGGCGACCGTGGAGGCGAGCAATGATTACGGCATCATCTCGGCTCCCGATACCCTGTCTCTCGGTATCGGACAGTGGACACAGGGGCGCGCATACGACCTGCTGAAAAGGTTCTCAGCGGGAACATCTTTTGGGGGTACCGTCGACGGCTGGCTCGCGGAGGGCAGGGACTCGTGGACGATCGGCGCCAGGAAGTACCAGTACCTGGGGTCGGGTGACCGTAGTGCCCTGTCCTCCGCTCTGGACTCTGACGAGGGCCACAGGATCCAGAATAGTCAGATGCTTCAGGATCTAGAGGAGGATTACATTCCTAGGTGCCGTGAGCTGGGAATGGACCCCGAGGGGGAGACTGAGGCGTGCATGCTGCTGATCGTGGTCATGCACAGGTGGGGCAACTATGCCGCCATTTTGGGGCGGCTGGCGGCGGGTGCGGGGACGCCTGCGACCCTTGATTCGATGGCTGCGGCCATCAAATATGAGGGTGAGTGGTATGCGGTGGGGCAGAGGTATGAGATCGCCTACCGGATGATCGCGAACCTGGAAACCAATGGTGTCGAATTGGATCCGGGCGAGTCCGGGAATGACATGGGTGCGAACGAATTACGGGGCTTGAAGGCGGGTGAGAAGTCCAAAAGCATCAAATACATTCGCGCATCGAACGATGGAAGTCTTACCATCTTCCTTACGGATGATTCTACTATTAGGGCCTACCCTAGCGCTGACGGATACTATCGCCCCGAAAAAACGGTCGAGAAGCGTGAGCAGAAGAAGGATTCTGGCGGCGGCGGCGGCGGAGGTGGCGGTGGCGGTGCTGCTTCTAAGATGACGCAGCTGGCGATCGACAGTAACGGCAAGATCGAGTATCACCAGTGGCATGAGGA